TCTGTTTATTTGTCCATATATTGCTTCAACATCATAAAAATTAAATATTGGAAAAACTCTAAATGCATCAGTTTGATCGCCTGATAATTTTGTTTTCGAATAAGCTATTTCATTAGGCAATTCCGTTACTGTAACATCTTCTTCGTCAATAGTTAAAAAACTTTTTAAATTATTTTGTTGTGAATATGTTGCATTATATAACCAATCATTACTAAATGGAGGTGTTTGTTGATCAAAACCCTCTATATGATCATTTGCCCCTAAATGATATCCACCCCTCATGTCAGTATTAACAACTGACTCTACAGGAAATACTAACCATTTTGCAAAAGATTTTTCTGGAAATGGACATGTTGTAATTTGATGTGAATATAAATTTACAAATGTATCTCCACCAAAAACTGTACTATGTTGATGTTGATTTTGAACATTTATTGGATGATAATTACCAGCTATAATCCACCTTGTTGAATTTATAGCTGCTTGATTTCTTCCACCATACTGTCCATCATTTGCAATTACAATATTTACATAATTATAGTAAGGGATATATGTATCCTTCACTCTATGATCTGTACTATTATTGTTAATTATTAGTGGATTATTTACTTTATTACGAACAAAATCATTAGCATCACAAACATATCCAACATCTTTTACACTTGTCCAATCACTCTTGCCATAAAGAAGTATTGATCTTGTTCCCATTTGTACAGTACTAATAGATGAATAGTCATCGTTTTCATCTATATTTTTTCCAAATTTTGCATAAGATTTATATCCATTAGGATCACTCCAATAGTATTTACCTAAAGCAAAATTAGAAAATCCTCTATTCCATGGCCACTCATCACTATCACTTCCATTATTATCAGAAAAAAATCCTTTACCAACAAACTCTCCATCACCAATTTCTTTTGAATTTCCTATACTAGTAACAAATCTTAATGTATCCTGAACACTACCACCTTGAATGGTTTGTGCACCACCACCAAAATTAGAAGCAAAAAGAGGATCATCAGTTGGTGTTGTTGTTCCACCAGGATTATATTGATTCATATCATCATTATTAACAGAACCATGATTTCTAACATATAAAGCTCCTGTACTGTTTGGCAAATTATTATAATTACTATAATTTGTTATATAGTGTGCATAATAAGTATCAAATACATAACATTTTCCTACCATAACTCCTGCTGAATTACCATCATCTGTAACTTTTCTTGTTGAAAAATGTAAATTATCATAGTTTGCGGCTGTAGCAATTGATGCCGTACCTCCATTTGAATAAGCAGTAGTAGCGTATCCCCAAGATAATCTTCCATCAGCATTTGTATTCATATCATGATGATCATATCTTCTTTGATCATATAATTTTAATGTTGATTGAACTCTTATATAAGATTCTGATCTATGACTATATGGTCTTACTCCAAATGCGCTATCTGGTGAATATAAAACTGCAACTTTTCTTTGAAAACCAGTAAATCTATGCCAAGGATAAGTGTTTTGTACAGGTGGGCCTGTAGATCTTACATAGTATTGTAAACTTCCAAATTCTCCTGAATGAGAATGAAAATTTCCATTAGATGCTGCATCGCACTCATTAAGATATCTATTTAAATTAGAATTTTGCCCTACAACCATATTGGATCCACATGATATTCCAACATATCCATTTAAATTTGTATCATATACCTCACAAACCTCATCGGCTGTAATAATATCTGTATCTCCTTGTTGTACGGGATCTGCAAATATAGTTGCATTTGTTGAATCAATATATCCATTAGATTGATTCTCAGGATCACCATAGTTTATTGTTTGATTTACCAATCCTGATTGTAAAATACTACGATCAGATTCTGTTCTTTCTGCTCTAACAACTCTAAATCCTGATATTTTTTGTCTAACATGTGTAGGAATTTTAAAAGTAAAATCAACTGCTAAATCAAATGTTACATGTAGTCCAGCAATTCCTTCTGGAGTAAATGGATTTTGTTTATGATTAGAATTATCTGTAGTATCATCATACATAACAGAAGATCCTGGTACAACAGCACTACCATTTGATGATAATCTATAATCTTGTACTAAAGGATTTTGCCTATATACTGTATTGCCATTAGCTGCATCTCTACCTAATTTTGTATTGTCTAAATCTAATTCCCAGTTTATATCATGGTGGTCTGGCATTTGTATATCGCCCATCCAAAGAACATTACCAGGATCACCGTTAAGATCATAAATCAAAACTCCAAATCTGTATGTTTCTCCCCTTTGATATCCTCTTTTTGTTCCTGCTGCCATTGGATCTTTATTAGCACCCATAGACATAGTTGCTACATATTCTGTATCAGTATTATTTGTTGCACCAGAATTTCCAACTAAATTATCTGTTTGTATAGATTCATTAACAGTTTGTGCTGCAAAAAAAACAGAACTACCATCATTATTTCCACCTCTATTATCAATATTATCAGCCACCTTTGGTACTTGTCTAAAAGACATTTGAACACCTCCTAGAAGATTTGTAGCTGGAGCTCCATCTGATGTACTATAATAACCATAACTAGCACCACCTAATACTCTTCGATCTTTATTATTATAAATATTACTTCCAGTGCCACCATCAAAATCACCATCTTTCCATTGTACATCTTGTGCTTTTGTTGGTAAATATCTATGAGCTATATGTATATTATCTTGATTAAGATTTACAGACGTATATCCTGTATTTGCTGCACTACTACGAACCGAATCTCCTGTAACTACATCATCAACATTGTAAACAGTATTTGTACTTTGATTTATATAATAATCAAATACATTATCATCATTACATGTTAACATTCCTGTATTATCATGAATATTATATCTTAATATTTTTACATTCCATTCTTTTTCGGATATATAATTTTTTTTGCTGCGAAGGTTTGCTGCGAATAATACATTATCTTTTATTGCTATATCCTTACATATATCCCATGTATTTGATGGTATTAATATTTGTGCTACACCATCGTCTATAGATTCATTAAAACTTGTATGTGAAAAAAACGCTTCATTACTATTATTGATATCAAAAACACCAATTTCACCAACTAATGGAGGTGCATTTTCTGTTGGATAATATAAAGCAAAAACTTTTATTGAATCATATCTATCATCTAAATTTGAAACTTTACAGTTAAAACCATCTGTAGATATTTCACCAGCTGGACTACCTGAATATGTTGTATAAGATTGACTGTTAGAATTAGATATATGATACATGTTGCTAAAAGGTGAAATTCCAGATTCTGCACCTGTATCAGTTTGATATTTATAACAATACTGATAAACACCCGCTCTTAAATTTCCACTAATCATTTGTGTAACAACAATTTGACTATGGTTAGATTTTGGTATAATATCAAGCTCTTGTGGCTCCATTGTATGTATATCTGGATCTTTTAAGCTTAAAGTTCTAAGAGGATTAATATTATCAGTCCAATAAACTCTTGATATAGCTTCATTTTCTATAATGCCTTCTACCCTGCATTTTATTAGGGGATCCATATTTAAATTTGGAAATTGATTGAGATTGCTTGGAGAATTGAATGCCACTCTCATATCAGTACACTTTATAACTTCTCCTTTATCATTAAAATCTAAAAGAAAAAATGCTGTTCTAAAATCTCCTGTAGCCGTTGATCCAAATGTATATCCATAACCAATATAACCACAAACAATTAAAAATAATTGATTTTTAAATGAAAAATGTCCCACAATATTAGCTGCTCCACGCATAGGCACATTGTTTCCATTTGAATCACCAACATCAAATGGTCTTCCTCCTATGTCTTGAAAGTATTTATCTGGAACAGAGCTAGTTCCTCCTGGAATATAACTATCTAAAAAATCTTTAGCTATATCATCTAAATCTACTACTTGTTTATTGCCATTTATATTTTCTATTGTAAAAGTTGTGCCTTCATTATTGACAAGCTTTACATTCATAGCGTCTCTATATGATCCCTCTAGCTGATATCTTGGATCAACATCGCTAATAAGTCCTTTTGAAAAACCTGTTGCTTTACTTTTTTGTCCTGCCATTAGTAACTATTTAAACCGTCATAAAGTGGTGGATTGTGTGATGTAACTGGTACACGAGCATTCCATAACTTTCCAATTTTTAAAAGCTCTGCTGAGTTAGGCATATTGTCATCACCTCTAACTTTAGCACATAATTGATACCATCTTCTTTCCAAATCTTTAACTATATATTGAGGAACTTCTCCAGCATAATATCCAACTGATTTATATTTCCACATTATATAAAAAGCTATCGCCTCTTCATGTCCTTGCAATATCATTGGGTATCCTTCTGATCCTAAAGGAACAGCTAAATAACTTACTACAATATCTTCATTTGTATAATCTGCAGAAAAATTAACTCTATTACCATTAATATAATATCTATTTAATTGATCAGAAACTCTACTTTTAAATTTAGAACTTGTTGGTGTTAATATACTATCTCCAGCTCTAATACTTAAAAGTTTTACCATATTATCAGGTAATCTTATTTGTTTATTATGTATTCTTTCTTTACCACCAGAAAAAAACTTTGTAATTTTTCCAACTCCACTTGTTTCTAATGTAATATTATTTCCTATATCTCCAGATCTTCCAGCTGATAATGTAATAAAACTATCGCCAGTGCTATGTTCAACCTTAATACCTTTAACACCATAATAATAAGAGTTGTTTAATTTATCTACAAAATTTCCTAATGTTGTATTTAAGTTAACTCCAATACCAATTATAGTATCATCATTATCAATAATATTAGCTATTGTTCTAAAAGTAAATCTTACATCATTTATTTTGATAAAAGATTTTTCAGCAGGGTTTTCATCAAATTCAATTTTTGCTGTTGCTTTTGCTGGTAAAGCATTGTGATATGTTATTTCTTTTTCAAGAAATGTTTTATTACTGCCTATATATTGTTCAGCTTCAAAAGCCCACTCAGCCCAAGTTTCTACATTGTTGCTGTAGTTGGCTAAACCTAAATTACGTGCTACATTATTAAATACTCTATTTACTGGTACATGCATAATATATTATTTTAAACAGAAGCTATAAATACTTCTAATTGATGTCCTGCTACCCCTTTCACTTTTAGTGCAGTTGCATTATCTAAGGTTGTTCCTCCATTCCCACCTTCTACTGTTGTTCCAGTATACATAATGCTAGTGGCTGGAGCTAAAGATGTATAAGCAGCATCTGAGTCTTCATCATCTAAACCAACCTGCAGAGCATCTGTGCCATCTAAATTAGTAACTCGTATATATTTTACAGATGCTCTTTTAAAAGTTCCTACCGATTCTCCTGATCCAAAAGTAGCAACTTCTGTTAAATTAGTATTTTCTAACTTCATAACTCTTTTTGAAACATTAGCAATAGAGGTAAATGTATGCGTCAATGTTTGTGCAAAATCTCTTATGTCTGCTGTTACATCATGTCCAACACCTAAAGCTTCCGTAATTGTTACTGTAAGCGAGGCTGCGTTAATATCAGTATCTGCCATTTTATGTTGTTTTTAATTTATTTATTTGTTTTTTAAAATTGCCTAGTGGCATAATTTTACATTTACTATATTTTTTTGGTCTTTTCCAAATTATTTTATAGTAATAATCATCTAATATAGGTACTTTATATTTTACAAGTTTACCTTTTTTATTAGATTCATTTATATCTACTCGATAATGAAATGCTCTTTTGTGTTCTTTTTTATCTAAGTATACATATCCAAGATCACATGGTAAATGAATTAACTCATTTCTTAAAACAACATCTCTTATCAATATTTCAAAGAACTTAGATATAACCGCATAATAGGTTTTGTAATCTAATTTCTTTGTTCTATATTTTTTTTTCCCCTTTAACCATTCTCCTTTTATACTAACAAGATTTTTTATATTATTATAAATATCTCTTGCTGTATCATATTTATCTTTGTACTTTTTGCTGTACAAGTTTTGCTGTATCTGCATTGTCTGATATTCTATCGCTTGGTACTGCTAATTGTGCTTGTAGTTCTTGTAATACACTTTGTGTTAAATCCTGCACCAAATATTGTGGTATTGGATATATATCGTCATCAGTCCAACCAGGTAACTCAGTTGGATTTTGTAAACACACATTAGCATAGACTCTATATTGTATTGGATCTGTGTAACCACCAACAGATTCTCTAAAAACACTTCTAAGTTGTTGTATAATTAAAACCTGTCCAGTTGGATCTGAATACATATCTGTATATGCTGCTGGTGACACTGCATTACTAAACCGATTAAATTTTTTGTTTATTACTTCATCTTTTGAAACAACAGGAACTGCTATAGGTGCATGATTTTGATTAGCAGTATATTGTCCATATTTTAAATATAATTCTTTAAAACCAAAATTATTATTGATATTTAAAAGCTGTGGATATTTTATTATAAATCTACCATATTCATCATTATCTTCATATACATCAAAATTATAAAAATCTCTACCATAAAAATCTTCATTAAAAGTTACAGATCCTGATGTATAGTTAGATAAAGATACAGTTCTATCAGATAAAACTAAAAGTTCTAATGAAGATGCTGTGTTTGCGACTACATATGTTTCCCAATCAGTATCTTTCATAAAGAAATCCATGCTTTGTGTAGGATTAAAATTTTGAAAACATATACTAGGCAGCTGTCTGCCACTTGCTGCTAATTGTCTTAACAGCTTTGCTCTATGATAGTGTACCCAAAATTTAACTTGTCTAGAACTTAAATCTTGCTCAGTATCACTATTACCACCGTTGGCAATACTTTTAATATTATATACTATTTCATTTAATGTAGCCATACTACAAAAGTAATCTAAAATCTTCTATTAAACAACAATAGGCCTCACACCCTAAGATGATATAGCCTATTATTGCGCAGGGAGCAAAAAGCTCTTTATATTGATTTGCTTTGCTCTGCTTCAATCTGCTGGAACTCAATATTAGCTCCTTCAATATTTCCTGTCATTTTTCTTATTGCTATATCAATAATTTCTCGTTGATATATTTCTCTTACAGTATTGTTATTATTATCACTAAAACAATCATGATGATTTCTAAATACAATACATACAGCATCAACTGATCCTATAGTTGTTGTTGGTCTAAAATATATTCTTGGAGATGCACCTAGCGCATCTCTTACATAACAATATGGATTTGTTTCTGTTGGTTTATTAAAAGGATCACTTGAATGTTCTAAATCCCAAAAATCTTTTGTTCCTATAATTTTTGCTGCCCTAAATGGACCACCATTATAAGATATTCTAAAATGTATTAAATGAACATAGTTTTCAGGTAAATTCATACCAAAATTATTCCAATCTTCACTATCTGAATCAAAATCATCTAAGTTATCTGTAAAATACATTAAAGCATCTCTAGACACTTGTTCTTGATCAAAAGTTGCATAATGATAATTTATAAAAGAAGCTATGGCTTGATCTAAAAACATATTTTTTTCATCTTCTGTAAAATATGGTTGATCTGCTTTATCTAATAGCAAATCCATCAAATCATGAGCTTCTTGTATATTCATTATTTACTTTCTTTTTCTGGTTCAACAATTTCTTCTACCACTTCTTCTACCACATTGCCTCGTAATTGATTTTTAAGTAATGCGTGTATATCAGCGTTATCTTTTACCCACAATACAGCTTGATCTTCTGTTAAGCCAATAGTTGCTGTACCATACTTATATACTCCATTTACTCTTGCAAAAATATCTTTAGATAAACATTTTCTAATAAATATTTTTATTGGTGCATCCTTATCATCTAATGCATCTAAGAATCTATTTGGGTTATCGCTAGCATATCCAATGATTTTAGCTTTACGTATGTTATCATCCCAATCACCATGCAATCCAATTAAGTGACATAAATCTTCTATTTCTTTTTTGCTTAATATAGCTGCTGCAGTTACAGCATCTGCTTTTGCTAAAGACATTTCAGCTGCGTTTCTTTCATTAGCTGATAAATCTTCTAAAACAAAATTACCCCCTTTTACTAATGGATGATCTTTAAGAAAATCAAATACTCTTTTATCATACTCATCATTTAAGTCTAATGCTACGATGGCACTAAACATTTCATATCCTGTAGATACTTCTCCGTCTAATGTTTTTAATGAGATCTTAGAACCTCCACGACCAGTATAAGTAGAAAACTTACAATAGTTAAACTTACCTGGGTTTTTTGCTTTTATTAAAACTGTGTGTTTCATTTTATAGTTATTTAATTAATACTCCCTACTTTGGTGGTAATTTCTTACCCTTTTTTTCTTTGACAATTTTACCATTTTCTATCCATGTTTTATTGCCAGAGTGTGTATTCCATTTGAAGCCACTTTGTCCTCCAATAAAGAATCTTTCTTTTTTACTTTGTTCTTCCTCCCTAACCTTTTTTTTAAATCCTTCGGGATCTAAACTTTTTAAATACTGAACTAAATTCATATTGCAAATATAAGAATAATGGAGGGGACAAGCCCCTCCGTCATTCAAATTGTTAATTACGAAATCGTAATATGTGCAGCATCATGTGCTTGAGCAGATGCATAGAACACAGTTCCATCACATACTAAACGAACAGTATCACCTAATTTAGCGCCACTAATAAATACAATCTCAT